CACCTAAGCCCCCTCTCAAGAGACTGGCGAGGGCTGTAGCCACTCGCTTCGATCTCTAGGAGGTCAGCCGAACGAAGCCCATCATCCAGCATCTCGTCGATGTCTGTCTGTTGGGCCTCCCGAACCAGCCCCCTCATCGGCTACCTCTAGCTCGGGTGATCCGAGCCACTAGGTCAGCCGTGACAAGCTGGAGCGGCCCAGGGCCATCCGACTGGAAACTGATGGTCCGCTCATCAGAACGACCACGCACCCCGAACCTCAGGGATCCAGAGGACAGCGTAAAGTTCTGGTAGTTGGAGCCATCGCCCAAGAACTTGCCCATCATGGTGGTCCGATAGGTAGTCCCATCGCGCCCCGTGATGACCACATCGAACTCCGCAGACTCGAAGTAGTTGATGACCCCAGAGTCCAAGAAGAGATCCGAGCCCACCACTGGAGCTTGGTTCTCATCGGACCTGTAAATCTTGGAGAGATCGTGCCGGAAGCTGAACGTAGAGCCCAAGAAGAACTCCGAGGACTCATGGTCCCCCTCAAGGGTCACGGTGTTGTTGGCCGCATCCGTGCTGAGAACACGGATCTCCTTGAAGGTTCGCTTCTCGATGCACCGGATGTCTGACGGTGGAGAGAAAGGCATGGTGACCACCGTATTCCGAGTGTTTCCAGCGGTCAAACTCGTGGTGACATCATCCTCATCCACCCGGCAGTCCAAGTAGACCCGGCCACCCTCAGGATCATCAGCATGGTAGGCACAGTCCATCTTCACCAAGCGGACTGAGGACCCGTAGGACAGCACCAAGTAGAGGATGGACTCCTCGAACCATGCAGCCTGGATGCTGGGAGAGTTGGGCCAGACCCACTTCTGCCAGGCCTGCATCACCCGCTGCCCCTGGTTCATGTAGTCCGTGTAGACCCACATGGTGTCCGGAGCTTCGCTAGACAGACCCACCATCATGTCCGTCTGAGGGCTCCCAGCGACATGCCACAGCGTCTCGATGTAGTCCGAAGCAATAGCTGTCAGATCCAGACGGTCCAACGAGGGACGCCTCTCGCCCACTGCGCGATACTCGTAGACAGCCGCCTTGCCACCACGGGTGTTGGTGGTGACTAGGGCATCCTTGCGCCTGATGGGCAGCGAGGTGGGGCTGGCATCGTATTGACCACCCTCGATAAAGCTGGCCGTCTGAGGGGTCAGAGGACCCTCTGCCCGGACAACGTATTGGCGACCGTTGGAGAACACCACGACATCGGACCCCAAGGGGGCAACGTGGGTAAGCTCATCGTCATCCCGAAGATCAGCCGACAGTTCCACACGGTCGCTGTCCAAGATGTTCAGGACAGTCAGCCGGAAGAAGTTGAAGGGCTCCCGAGTCTCCGAGAAGATCAGGCTGTCACCCGACAAGAGACCCAAGCGACCCTCATGGAAGCAGAGGTCTTTGATCTTCTGCCCAACAAACTTGGGGTTCTTGTTGGTGTAATCAGCGTCCCCTGCGGCCCTGTCGCTCCACTTGGGGACTGTGTAGCTTGTGCCCAGCACAGAGTAGGAATGCCCATCTAGCGGGGTCCACCTCCAGTCTCCATTGGCCTGCCGAAGCAGAACATGGGGCATGGTGTCAGGATCAAATGACCTGGGGATCCCTGGCTTGGCTGACTCCTGCCAGTAGCCATCAGACCACTCGCCGATCTGCTTGGTGTCATGGGTGTCGTGGAAGACCACCCAATACGAACTATCGACTTCCTCAGGGTTGCCTTGGATCTCAATGGCCATGCCGACCTTGGCATGAATGGGGAGATCAGAGAACAACTGCTCACTGCGGTGGGCAGTCTTCATCAAGGTGTCCCCTTGGGTATCCGAGGGGCGCATCTCAAACTCAGCCCCATCAAGCCGCTGGATACTGAGGGTGCTCTCACTCAGGCTGACTTCCCATTCAGCGGCAGGCAGTCCAGTAGACATGCCACCAGAGACAAGGGCTGATCCGATGTAGCTAGAGGACTGGCCGGTCAGCAAATCGTAGAAGGCTTCAGCCAGAACATTTGTTCGGATGCTCTGCTCGGCACTGATGGCATTGGCCTGTCCACCACCCGGCGGCTCTCCATCAGCACTCCAAGTCTCCAGCGATACCTCAATGAACTGGTTGTTGATGGGGTCCGTAACCTTCAGCCGGTAGACCGTGCTGTAGGCACCAGCATTCACTTGCAGGATACCAATGCTGGCATCCCAGAGATCCACAGTTTCCTCGGACTCTGCGGTGACCTGAGTAGAGTTCAGGACCACCGTGTAGTCCCCAAGCGTCAGGAACTTCAGGTCAGCCCGAGGATTACTGCTGGTCAGGTAGTCAAAGTCCGCAGTGTCAGCAATGCCACCGTTCTTGTTCCGTAGAGTCTTGGCGTTCTCTGGATCAGCGACATCATACACCTTGATGGTGTCACCATCCGAAGCGATCAGGTAGTCACCGCTGGTGTCCCGAGCTACGTGAGTAGCCACCTCACCCGAGGGGAAGCCCGTGATGATCCCAGCGTATTCCGAGGGGGGACGCTTTCGGAGACCCTCGACCACCGTGGCGACTGCATTGGTCGAAACCTCAGCCTGCTGGGGAAGCCGCAGGGCATCGGGTTGCGAACTGACCCCACCAGTCAGAGTAGGGATAGGGATCGTCACGGATGTCATGGATTAGAGCCCCCGTCGCGTGATGTATTGGGAGTTGAAATCCGACAGCATGGTGAAGTCAGAGTCCTCTAGTTCATGGGCCTTGAGGGCAGACAGAGCGTTATACTCCGACTCCTGGGCGCTACGCTGACGAAGCTGGTCAGCATCCAGACGCTCTCCAAAGATCCTCGCAGCCCGAGCTTCGATATACTTGCGGCAGACTTCAGGCAGGTAACGCCACTCCAAGTCCAACGTGATGACCACAGGGACCGCCTTGCTGAAGACGTAAGTGTTGCCCTTGCGGTTGTAGAGGTATTCGCCCCGGTGGGTGATCTGGTAGTCCCGGAACAACTCGTAGTTATCAGGATTCAGGTCAATCTGTAGGGTGTCATCTGGGATGCGGATCTTCCCAATGTCATCCGGGGTCAGCTTCATCTCCTCTCGGTTGAAGTTCCAACCCCGAAGCAGGGTGTTCTTCTTCTCCGAGCGAAGGATATGCTTGGCAAGCTCAACATCAGGACTGATGGCACCGCTCAAGCTGGAGACCGGAGACTGTCCCACCGTGGACAGCATCGTGTTTACTGCTTCCAGTTCCGACAACATTACTGGCCTCCTGCGTAGGGGTCCGTCACCCGAGGGGTATCGAAGGTCACGTTATAGACATATGGGTCAATTCCCCAAAAACTGTCCTTATTAGCCGTAGTTACCCTAGTTCCTCCGACCTGCATGTTGCGGATCGTTATGTTGCTAGCTGTGTTATTGGCATCGTGATCCAGAAGGCGGCTTTTAGGTGGAACACCTTCCACATAAATGTCTTCAAAAACAACGAAACCTGTGTTTCCATGTTGCTGGCGCTGGTTGGCAGCGTTCCCAGCACCACCAAAGGGATAGCGAAGATTACCCCATCCTATTGGCCGTCCTTCCAAGTCATGTGGATACATGCGAATATCCTTGATAAGAATATGTCGCGGCCCGAGGGACTCTTGGTCTTCCTCACCCTCACCAGACCCATCGTATCCATCGGTCAGAGACTTAATCACAAACCGTTCGCCAAGCGGGGGAACTGGGGCTGTTCCCGTTTCGTTCTGCTCTATACCAGTATCTTGTCTAGCAAGATACATTAAGTCTACGTCTTGCACTGTAATGGTGTTGCTATCGCTAGTCCAAGCTGGGTTCGGCCTTGCGCCAAAACTGATTGCTGAGTTGGCACAAGCGACAAAGAAGCATCGAGTCAAATATAAAGGGCCAGCAGTTCTTTGCTGTAGCTTGCAAGCATCATCACCCGCAAAAACGTAGCATCCCCTGACATACCCTAGTTCACCCGTGGTTCGGGATACCGGCTGGAAACCATCAGCATTGTAGGTCCACGGGGAAATATAAGAACACTGGTCGAAATCACCAACACCAAGTATGTTGAGGAAGAATGGGTGTTTGAAAACTGTGACCCCAGTAACTCTGTTAGTGGTGGGTGGTCTGAGGCCGTCGTATCCAAAGGCAACGCCGTAGATAGCAGCATAATACTGCATGGTGTCATACACAGATCCTGAGATGGGCAAGACATCTGCTCTCCGTGCATAAGTTCCGGCCAAGATGCCCGGACCCTCAAAGACTACGCCAGTGGTAATCGTTTCGTCACCAGCATTGGAAGTGGTAGCGGGTGCCCCGTTGATATATCTCCGAACATCAAAACTTCCAACAACGACTGCACCCTCGTCAAAGTAAAAGCGCGTGTTGCTGCCGGCTCGGAACGTGCGCCCGATATGGTGAACCCCTGCACCAAAGTAAATGGTCCCTTCGTTTAGGTCCATCAGGGACATCGTCAGAGTGCCCGTGCCAGCCGAGCTAAACTGAAGTGGCACAAGGTTCGACACCAGAGCCAGGGTGTGCTGGTCGATGTAGACAGCCACCAACTCATGGTTGGCCGCAAGCGTCCCCTGACTGGTAGTCGGCAGGTCCCCCGTGCTGTTCAAGGCAACACGCTGGAACCCGCCGTTCGGAATGCCGTGGTCCGTCACCGTGATGACGTTGTTGACCGTATCGACATTGGATACCGTAAGCTCTCTAGTCGGCCAGTCGATATAGTCTGTCGGTAGTGGAGGCTTAGGTCTCTGCCCTATAATTGAGAGTGTGTGCTTACGGTCCCCGTTGATCTCCACATACAGGTTCGTATTTGGGACGACCTTCAGATACAGGGATCCGTGAGCGATCCGCTGGGTGTAACCAGCATTCTTAGGGTATACCGTGGCAGACGAGATGTCCGTCCCGTCTGCCTTGGCGATGACTAGAGTCACATCCTCGTCTGCACCATACTTGATCCAAGAGTGCTCAACGGAGTCCCCCTGCTCCCAGCAGATGGTGGGCATGTCCGTGTTCTCAGTGTGACCATAGACAAAGGACTCTAGGTTGTTGATCTTTGCGGTAAAGCGGGTGCTCCGCCACGACTCATCGCCGGGGCCAGCAGCATGAACTTCAACAACCATAGAGAGCCTCCTGGATCAACTAGGATTAGGCGAGTTGGATGAGAGCAGCGCAGTCAGGGCGCAGCGTGTTGTGACCCGCGATGTAATCGCTGAGGATCAGATCACCACGGCGCTCAACCGAGTGCTCGGCATCCACGCCGATCTCCTTGAGACGGACGGTAGCCATCGCATCCGGCACGAAGCAGACACCAAGTTGCTTGGTAAAGTCCGCGTTGTAGCCGATACCGATGGAACCCCAGGGGTCGTTACGGACAC